ACAAAATCACAACATGCAATATTTTAGAGATGAGTTCTCAAGGTTGAGACATGAAAACGATAAACTTCAAAGAATGTTAGTCAAATCAGTTTTAAACATCACTTATTCTGAACCACTCACATTTGATGAAATCACTAAGATATTGAGAAGATATGAATCACCGAAGTTGGAAAGCTCAACTCATTCAAAGATCCCAATCAAGTATATCAATGAGGTCAAAAAGCATTACAAAGGCAAATTCAAATATAAATATAGGGGTAAATCTATTAAAAAGATAGGTTATGAAAGACCTCAAAGTCATACTACAAGAGCTTTTGCCACTCATTTTGCATTATATAAGTGATACCTTTTAGCATCTCTTTTTGAGGTGCTAAGGGATTATCATTTGATAATCATTTTATAAACTTTAAAAGGTAAATATTATGAAAGAGAAAGATTACTATCAGCAGTTAGAGGGTTTTACTATCACTAAATTTATAGGTGTATCTAAAGAAGACAACATTGAGGGATTCCCTCAGTTTATCCTCAAGAAAAAAGGATTTGAAGATGTCTTGATTGAAGTTAGTCAAGATGCCGAGGGTAATGGAGGTGGATTTTTATTCATAGGAGGGGTTAATCATGGGTAATAGAGCAGTAATTTGTCTTAAAGACAACAACAAAGAAGATACAGTCAATGATGATGATTTAGGAATCTATCTACATTGGCATGGCTCAGAGGATGATGTTAAAAGCTTTTTAGACCTCACAAAGTCTTTAATGAGTGATAGGTTAGGTGATGTCATTTATGGCAAGGCAAGGCTTTTAGGTGTCATCCATGAATGTATAAAAGGCAATTTGTCTTTTGGTTTAGATAAATGCAAATATCTTGATACAGAAAATTATGACAATGGCACTTATATTGTTGACTGTTCAAAGATGGAAATCATACATCAAGAATACTCACTTTTTGATAAATCTGATGAATTTAGGAGGTAATCATGAAAGAATATTTAATTATATTTATTGCAATGATAATGCCTTTATTGCCTTTATTAATGATTTATTTTTTAGGGGGATAACATGAACCTATTTTTAATCATAGCAATGCCATTTTTATGCATAGCAGTGGTTGCATTTTGTGCCATGTTGCTAGAACATTATTTAGGTTGAGACACCTATTTCATTAAAAAGGGGGATGTCATAGTATTGGCATCCCTTTTTTTTTGCCTTAGAACGCCTTAAAATGACTCCAAATATCTCAATGATCGAAATATGGCCCCAAATTGCACTTGTCGATCATAAAGGTTGAGACAACAAATTCAATGGCCGCGTAGCAGTTTTCAATGGCTGCAATAATAAAATTTACACAAACCGATATCCATGATATATAATTGTATCCAGGTTGAGATACCTATTTTTAAACTTTGATAAGGAAAAATAAACTATGAAATATTTAATCATTCATGTAACAAATGGTGATGACATGTCAAGTTCTGGCGTGTCGATCATCAATGCAAAAAATGATTCTGACATAGAATCACATATCCAAGAAAACTATATCAATGACCTTAGTGATAATGTTCAAGTCACTAAAGATACTCGTGGCAGAATAACATCAGGTGGTGAAGAGGTCATTCCAGGTTTTCAAGCAATTTATTATATTGGTGATAGAGAAGATTGTGATTTCATTGGTTTCATGCCATACGATGACACCATTGAGGCATTTTTGTTTGAGCCAAATATCTGTGAAGTAACTCCCTTGTATAATAAAGATACACTCAATGACATCATTGATGAGGTGCTTGAAGATTTAGACAATCGTGATTTAACTAAAGAAGATATTTTAGATGGTGATTTATTTGACTTCTATGAGGGTTCTTATGGAAAAATCGTAACTAAAAATACTTTTAATATGGAGGTGCAATCATGAATGGTCAAATTAAAAGATGGCTTGATGATCGAAAATTAGAATACAGAGAATCATCAACAGGTGGTGGCTTTAGTGCTTTATATATTTGGTCAGGAAACTCAAAGAAAACATACATCTCTGTAAGTTCTCAAGAGTTTGATGAGATACCTACATCACTAATTCAGCCATTAAATTTAGTCGTGTCAGATGATGACAATACTTTCAATATTTCAATATTGCTTAAAGATGGATTTGCATCTTTAGACGATATTATCGTGTGTTATTAACTTTAAAAGGAGACAAACAATGAACGATAACCGAGGAACTAACGAATGGGATGGGGATGAAGGAGTTGAAGATAACATCCCAATGGATGGATTTGAACAACAAAAAGAATTAGAGGAGGCTCATCAACATTTCCTCATTAGAGATTTTGGTGAACTTGTGCTAGAACTTGGCCCTAATGCAGTAATTAATCAAATGGATGAAGAGGTAAAGAGTGAGTTATTACTTGCCTTTAGTTTTATGTATAAACAGTTAGTCAAAGATTCTTTTGATGAACATGGAAACCCAATAAGGAGGATTAAATAATGGTAGGAAAAGTAACACCGAATGACCAACTTTCAGCATCCGAGATACCTGTATTGATGGGTGCTAGTAAGTTTAAAACAGTCAATGAACTGTTAAAAGAAAAGATGGATATTATTTCAGGAATTGAACCACCATTTATATCTAATGAATCAATGGATTGGGGGAATACCTTGGAGGAAACTATCTTGGTTCAAGCGTGTAAGCGTTTAGGATTAGATGTCAAAGATTTAACGACTAAACATCCCAAGCCTTATTTTCATAAAGACTTGCCATTCGCATGTAGTTTAGATGGGGATGTCAAAGGCAATGATTCGATCATCATGACCGATCTTGACAAGGGTATTATCTGTGTCAATGAGGACGAGATAAAGTTAGAGGGCGTAGGTGTAGTAGAAGCCAAACTAACTGCTCATGAGGTAGAGAGTGCAGACTCTTTGCCTCTCTATCGTGGCCCATTGCAACTGCAAATGCAAATGGATACAGTAGGTGCGACCTGGGGTGCAGTTTGTGTTCTGTATCGTGGCACAACACTACGGACTTTTGTTTACCAAAGGGATGTAGATGTATTGGCTCAAATACATGATGCTATCAATGACTTTCAGCGTAGGTTAGATAAGTATAAAACCAATGATGAGGTTGAATGGTATGAAATCAAAACACCATCTGAGGCATCATCTATTTTCGATCAGCCTGACAAAGATGAGATTGAGATACCTGAAGCCGAACATTACGCTGAAAAGATAATTGAATTTAGAGACATGATAAAAGACTTGGAGGAGCAGATTGACTTGCATCAGATTCAGATTATGAATTTTATGAGAGACAATCAACATGCTATTTCAGGGCGTTATAAAATCTCATGGCCTGTAATCAATTATAAAGCGCAGCCTGAAAAGATAGTCAAGGCAAAAGAAGCGAGAACTATTCGACAATCTAAATTAAGAATTAGAGATAGGGAGTTATAACTATGGAAGATTATGAATTAAAAGATACTCATACTTTTTTAGAAGTATTGTATCGCAATGTAAAAGATGTAAGTAAAAGGCAAGACATTATAAAACTTTATTTTGAGGAGAAAGACAATGACAACAACATCGGAGATTGCTAAAGCGTTTGTAGCGGCACAGAAAGAGTTTGCACCAGCTTTAAAGAACAGTACCAATCCACATTTTAGAAGTCAGTATGTAGACTTGGCTGGTTGTATTGAGGCAGTATTAGATGCACTACACAATCATGGATTAGCATTAATACAAAAGACTCATGATGCAGAGTCAGGCATTAGGGTTGAGACAATTTTTCTACATGAGAGTGGCGAAGAGATGTCAGGGGGTGTGATTCATGTACCTGCTGACAAGCAGACACCACAAGGTTATGGCTCGGCTTTAACTTATGCAAGGCGTTATTCGATCATGGCCGCAACAGGTATTGCACCTGAAGATGATGATGGCAATGCTGGCACAAAGTCTATGTCTGAAAAGTTAAAGACAACTGCACCTGTAAAAAAGCCATTAGCCTGAGTCTGCCAGGCAAAGGAGAGTTGATGTTTCCTGATGAGTACAAGTTTACAGATGGATTTATAAGCTTGATTAATAAGATAGATGGCTCATCAATAGATGCTAAAACTAAAAAGGAAAAAGCAGACCTATTATTTAAAACCAACAAAGCGGTATTGGAGAACCGCATATCAAAGTTTAAGTTGTCAGACATTAAAAGAGCAATGGATGACCTTTTTAATAAGCATAAGGATTAGTTATGAAAGACCATTATTTAGTAGATGCAGAGTACGAAAACTTTACATTTAGCAATCCAAACATGGGTAACCCTGATGCTAGATTGTTTATTGCAATACTAGCTAATGCGATACATGATGCAGTTGCAGCACAATCAGGTGCAAGGGTGAGACAACAAGCATTGGATTGGCTAGAGAATGATGATGGACTTATATATTATTGTCTTGGTGTTTCTCGGATAAGTCGTGATGGATTATTAAGACGAGTTCGAGAGATGCGAGCCAACAATATTAATCTTAAAAATATGTACACTAGGAGAGATAAATGAATATGACAAATCAAGAAACAAGATTATTGCATTACCTAGAATCAAACAAAAAGATCAGTCCGATGGAAGCTTGGACTGAACTTGGTATTTATAGATTAAGTGATGTGGTATTTAAGTTAAGAAACAAAAACTACGAGATCGAAACCGAAAGAAAGTCAGTATTAAACAGGTTCGATGAACCATGTAGTTTTGCAGAGTACAAACTACTATGAACTATTTATCCGTATGTAGTGGCGTAGAGGCTGCAACAGTAGCTTGGCATAAGCTAGGTTGGAATCCTGTTGCATTTTCAGAGATAGAGAAGTTTCCAAGTGAGGTGTTGGCACATCATTATCCCGGTGTGCCTAACCTTGGAGATATGTCTAATTATAAGGAGTGGAATTTTGGAAAAAAAACAATTGACCTTTTGGTCGGAGGAACACCTTGTCAATCCTTCTCAGTCGCAGGACTCAGAAAAGGACTTGAAGATCCGAGAGGCAATCTTGCCCTCATCTATGTTGGCATTCTTAACAAGTTTAAACCCAAGTGGTTCATTTGGGAAAATGTGCCAGGCGTCCTCAGTAGTAACAAAGGACGGGATTTTGGTTCATTCCTCGGGGCGGTGGGCAAACTCGGGTATGGGTTCAGCTACCGAGTGCTTGATGCTCAGAACTTCGGAGTCCCACAGCGAAGGCGAAGAGTCTTTGTTGTCGGACATTTTGGAGACTGGCGACCTGCCGCAGAAGTATTATTTGAGCCAGAAAGCTTGTCAAGGCATATTGAGGAGAGCAGAAAAAAGAGGAAAGACACTCCCAAAGACACTAGAATTGGCATTGACACAAGTGGCCCACTTGCAGCCAGAGACTACAAAGACATGGGAACAGATGGACTCAACAGAACCTCAGCAAAAATGATCCCTACAACAGCACATTGTTTGCAAACAACAAGCAATGATTACTCAAGAGCTGATGGGTTTAATATGATACCTGAGCAAACAGATGCTTTGTTAGCAAGAGATTACAAAGGATTAAACTCTGATAGCTTGGATAAGAAAGCTATTGTTGAAGTCTTTGAGAACCATCCAGCTGATAGTCGTGTTAAACAGATGGGTGACACTTGTCATTCAGTAACTGCAAGATGGGGTACAGGCGGTGGTAACATTCCTTTTGTGTTAGGAGGTCAGCATCCAAACGCTGCAGTTTCTAAAAATAAATCACCAACATTAACCAATGCAATGGGTAGTGGTGGCGGTCATGTTCCTGTATTAAACAATCCTATTGCTTATAGCATTCGTGAAGATGGGCAAAAAAATAACATGAGTGTTACTAAGTTAGATGTATCTAATTGTTTATCCTCTCATCAGCCAAGCATCATGTCACATCATGCACAAACTTTTGTAATGGATCAAGCAGTAGCTTTTGGTTGGCAGAATAGTGACTCACAATCTATGTCAGTTGATACGATTACTCCTACATTAGATAAAAGTAAGACACCAGCAGTTGCTTTTGATACATACAACACAACAGTAAGTAATACTAATCAAACTATAAAAAGTCCTAATGGTGGAGTGCAAGAAAGTGTAGGTACTGTATTTAAAAATATGGCAGTAAGAAAATTAACACCAATTGAGTGTGAAAGATTGCAAGGTTTTCCTGATGGATATACAAACATCAAAGAAAATTGTCCTGATGGACACAGATATAAAGCAATGGGTAACAGTATGGCCGTTCCTGTAATGAAATGGATAGGAAAAAGGATCGAATTAGTTAGTAAAACAAGCTAATACTGTCAGGAGTTGTCACAAGAGTCGTGGTAAATATTTTAATATAATCTAATACTAACCCTTAGGTACACATGAGAAAAGCTTACCACGAGCTTTGTGTGAGGTCGTTTTTAGTGGACTGACTTCATTTTAG